GCATCGCCCACGTTCTATAAGGTCGCGCAGGCTACCGCGCAGGACGCCAACCCTGGACGCACCACGGCGACGTACACCACCGGCAAGCTCGGCACGTCCTCGCAGACGTTGACTGTCGGCAAGTTGGGCGCGGCCGTGAACTGGTCAAGCGAACTGGACGAAGATTCGTTCATCCCGTGGGTGCAGGAACTTCGCCGCGACCTGACCGCAGAAGCGGCAGAGGTGCTGGAGCACATCGTCATTGACGGCGACACCGTCACTACGGCGACCACGAACATCAACGATATCGGCGGCACCCCGGCGGGCACTGAGGCTTTCCTGCTGCTGAACGGCTTCCGCAAGTTGGCGCTTGTCACCAACACCGCCAACAGCCGCAGCGCCGGCACGCTGGCAGTCGATGACTACCTCGAAACCCTCAAGCTCATGGGCTTGGGCGGGCGCAACGCTGTCGATAAGGCGGCGGTGTCGTTCATTACCGACATGCACACCAACTGGGCTTCGCTGGTTCTGGCGGAACTCAAGACGACGGATGTCAATTCGCAGGCGACCGTCGAGAACGGGCAGCTCACGCGCATCTGGGGCCGCGAGGTCATCACCAGCGCCAACATGCACCGCGCCAACCAGGATGCGACGTATGGGCTGAAGGCGAACACCAGCGGCAAGATCGACCTGGATACTGCCAGCAACAACACGACCGGCAGCATCTTGGCGGTACGTTGGGACCAGTGGCGCTTTGGCTACAAGCGCATGATGAACTTCGAGATTCAGCGCGAGCCGCTTTCTGACTCGACGCTTATCGTCGTCAACATGCGCGTTGGCATGGTCTACCGCGACACGGACGCCAGCGCCATCAGCTACAACGTGACGCTTTCCTAAGCGATAGGGACGGGGGAGGGTAGCACTCTCCCCCTAACCGAAGGGGGATACATGGCACAGCTATACAACCTCAAAGCGGGGGTAAGCACACAAGCGGACTTGGTGACGGCACCGGACTACTACACTGTAGCCAGTGCAGACGGCGCGGTGACGATTCAGACCGGCAACGTCATCATCACCAAGGCATCGGCGGCAGCGCTGACGTTGGGCACACCGACAAGCGCGCAGAACGGTACGAAGATTACGTTCATCAGCACCACGGCGGCAGCGCACACCGTCACGGCTGGCACCATCGGCTTCAACGCCGGCGACGCGGCTAAGGACGTGGGCACGTTCGGCGCGGCAATCGGTAACGGGTTTACCTGCATCGCCTACGAGGGCGAGTGGTACGTTACCTACGCCACCAACGTCACCTTCGCATAACGGGAGCAATGAGCAATGCGGGTGTGCTTTCTGGTTGACTATCGGGGCAGGCTGACACGGGAGGACTACTACACCGCAGGCGCGGTTGTGGAGTTCGAGCCTGCGACGGCGCAATCCCTGATTGACGAAGGGCGCGCGGTGGCGTTTGCCGCACAGACGCCGCCGGAAATCACGCCCGCATTGCCTAAGCGCAAGCGGCAGACTAGCGGGGGTGTGCTGTGACGGCATACTGCACGGCAAGCGACGTACAAATCGCGCTGAACATCGAAGGCACGCAAGACGACGGCTGGCTTACCACGCTGGCGGACTCGGCTAGTGCATGGATTGACGCGCACTGTGCCGTGCCGGCCGGCGGTTTTGCGGTATCGGCAGACAGTACGCGGCGCTTCGACATCTGCGCGCTAGAGGACGGTGCGCTGTGGCTTGACATGCCGCTAGTCTCGCTGACAAGCCTGACCAACGCAGACGGCAACGCCATCAACACGGCGACAGTGCGGCTATGGCCCATCAACGGCCCCCGGTATTGGAGCATCCGTATGCTGACGACCGGCCCCGGCTGGCAGTGGGTTACGGATGGGCTGTTTGCCGTGACGGGTAAGTGGGGTTGGAGCACAACGCCGCCAACACCCGTCAAAGAGGCGACTGTCATGCTGGCAGCGTGGATGTTCAAGCGCTACCAAGCGGGGCTACAGGATGCGGCGAACAACGTCGAAATCGGGCAGATGATGTACTCGGAGAAGATGCCTAAACAGGTGGTAGCACTGTTGGCGCCCTTTCGGGTAGGGACGCGGCTGCTATGACACTCGACGCGGCAATCGGGGGCGTGCGGGCGGCGGTTGGCACCATGACGGGGCTGACACGCATCTATGACGACCCGCCGGCAAGCCTGTCGGAGTTTCCCTGCGCGTTCGTGGTGGCGGCATCGGGCGAGATGTCCGACACGGGCGCGGGCGGCTTGGCACTGCACGTTATCGCCGTCGAAATCTACCAAAGCCCGAACATCACGGCGCAGGCGGTAGACGGGGCGAAGGTGTGGCCCGACCGGGTGTTTGCGGCGCTGCGTGCAGACCAGACGCTCGGCGGCACGGTGGCACATATCCGCTGGCCCATCACCTATCAGGCGCTAGGGTTGCAGTACAACAACGTAACGCATTACGGGATGCGGTTCAACGTGACAGTTAAGGTAATCGAGTGACACATGAGCGACATTGTACTTAGGTATATCGGCGGCGGTGGCTACATCCCGAACGTGCCCGCGCGTGACCTGACGGCAGAGGACGCGGCGCGTTACGGTGACATCATCGCCCGCGAAGAAGCGGCATCAGGTACGCGGCTGTATGAGGCGGTAGCACCCGCGCAGGCAAGCAAGGCGGCAAAGGTAGCGCCGCAGGAGGAACAGAATGGCTAACGTCTACGGCCCATTTAGCATGAACAAAACCGCCCTCGGGCGGGAATCGACGTATGGCACCGGCGTAGCAGCGACTACGCTCTGGCGTGCCCCGTTCAGCATGGTTGAGGATGCCAGCGAACATGTGGTGGTTGATGAAAACATCGGCCTATTCATGCAAGCCGAGCGCGGGTATTTCAACAACTACCGCGGCCGGCTGGCAATGCCTGCCACGGAACTGACGTTTGAGCAGGTGTGCCACATCCTGGAAGCGGGCGTGCTTGCCGCCACCCCAAGCGGCACCGGCACCTACACGCGCGCGTACGCGTACCCGACAGACGGCAGCGTACCAACGCCGAAAAGCTACACCATCGAAACGTACAACATGGCGGCAGACGCCGACGCGCTCGAAATGAACGGCTGCTTGGTGGAGGAATTTACCTTCGAGGCGAACGCAGGCGAGGCATGGAAGATGTCTGCTACCTGGTTCGGTAAGCGCCCCGTTACCACTACGCCGACCGCGCTGACGACGCTTGTCGCGGTGGAGGAAGCCAAGCTCCCCATGACGCTGCTCTACATCGACGCCACGGGCGGCACGGTGGGCACCACGCAGAAGCTAGGCGTGCTGATGGGTGCACAGGTGCGTGTCAAGACTGGATTGCAGCCTGTCCCGGTTGGCGACGGTTCACTGAGCATCACGGCGTACAAGTGGACTAAGCCGGAGGTAACGTTCACTTTGACGCTGGAACTGCAAGAGGACACCGGCGTCAGCATGGTTTCCACCGAGCGCACGGCGTTCACGAATCAGACGGTGCGCCTGTTCAAGACATCGTGCAGCGGCACAAGCTCGCGCTCGTTCGTGATGACATGGGCGGGCGTCTATGACAGCGTAGGCGACTACACAAGCAACAACGGTAACACGACGGTGCAGTTGTCGGGGCACGCGGTCTACAGCAGCGCGGACACGCTGTTCTGGGGCGCGACGGTTATCAACGGCGTAGCGACACTACCGTAAGGGGTAAGCATGGGGTTCTTCACTAGCACCACAAAGCCGGTGGATTTAGGCGGCGGCAATACCGTCACGCTGCGCAAAGTAACGTTCGGGCAGTACGCCGACGCGCAATCAGCGGCAACGCACATCGCAAACGACAGCGTACAACTGGACTGGCCCCGTCTGCGGGCGGAAGTGCTCAAACGCAGCGTCGAATCATGGGACGGCCCCGACTTTGACGGGCAGGCGCCGACAGCGGAGAACATCGCCCGCTTGCCGTGGGAAATCGGGAACAAGCTGGCAGAGGAAGCAATGCAGCTCGCGACCGTGGGGACAGAGGCGGGAAACTGATATGGCGTGGGTACGAAATGCGATTCCTCCACGACTCGCAGGACGTATCCACGCCGACCCGCTACGGCGTATTGATGGCGATCATGCGGGAGTACGGTTGGAGTTGGCGCGACCTGTGCGACACGCCGGCGGACCTGGTGGAAGAAATCGCCATGCGGCTTTCGGCGGAACAGCACTGGACGGCGGAACGGCGCAACATGGACGCGGCATTTGCGGCGGCGCGTAGCAAGTTGGGATAGGCGGCGATTGTGGCGGACGAACTCGTTAAAGTTGGCATAGTCGCAGAAGACAAAACCGGCCCCGGCGTATCGTCGGCAAAGCGCAACCTTGAGGGGTTGGGCAAGAGCGCCGTTACCGCGTCAAGTGGCTTTACCACGATGGAAAAGGCCATTATCGGCGTCGGTGCGGCTGCGGCTGGACTCACCGCGGCGGCGGGCTTTGGCGTCGTCAAGATGGCGCAAGGCGCGCTGCAATCCTACGCGGCGTATGAGCGTCTTGGGCAATCCATCAACGCGCTGACCGCCAAGCAAGCCCTGCTCAACGGCTCTGCTACGACGATGACGCAGGCGTTGGCTCAGACAAAGACGCAATCCAAGGAACTGCTAGGCTGGATTGAAAAGCTGGCGATTCAATCCCCGTTCCGGCAAGACGACGTTGCCAACGCGTTTCGCTTGTCGATGGCGCTTGGGTTCTCCACCAAAGAGGCGCAGCGGCTAACGGGTGCGATGCTGAACTTTGCCACGGCGACGGGGCAGGGCGGCGAGACAATCGAGCGTATCAATCGCGCCTTGGGGCAGATGCGTACCAAGGGCAAAGTCAGCCTTGAGGAAATCAACCAACTGACTGAAGCCGGTGTCGATGCCATGCGGATTTTGCAGCAGGCAACCGGCAAGACGGGCGAAGCGCTGTATAAGGACATATCGAAAGGCGCAATCAGCGCCGACTTCGCCATCAACGCCATCATCAGCGACACGGAGAAATTGTACCAAGGCGCGGGCGATGCGGCGGCAACGTCGATGTCGGGGCTGCTGTCCAGTCTGCAAGAGGTGCAGGACATCGTTGGCCGCGAACTGTTCACGGGCGTCTTTGAGCAGTTGCAGGGGCCATTGGCGGCGCTTACCGCCATCGTCACCGCACCTGAGTTTAAGGCAGGCTTGGAGAGTTGGAGCGCGACGCTAGGCACGTTTACCGGCGACCAGTTGGAAGCCGCCGCGGGCGCAATGGAGCGCATCGACTCAGCTATCCAGCCGCTACTCAACGCAGGCGCACCGGCTTGGATGGTGGCGTTACAGGGCATTGCAGCGGCAAGCGGCAGCGATTTTAAGATTACCGTCACGCCCGAAGTCACGTCAATCAAGCTACCGGAGGCGGGGCTTGGCATTGACATCACGGCGACGGCAACTAAGCTGGAACTCGGCGCAGGCTTGCCCCCGCTCGAAATTGCCGCCAACGTTTCCCCGGAATCAGCCGCCATTATTGAGAGCGTGCTAAAGGCGGCAAGCGAAGGCGGCGCGAAGGGGTTCGGTTACGAATTAGGCGTGCAATCCCGTATTGCCTTGCAGAAGCAATCGGCGGAACTGGCAACCGTGTTTGCGGGGTGGGGTGAGCAAGCAAAAAGCAACCTCGACTCGGCACTGTCCACTTGGCAGCCGGTGATCGGCGCTGTAGGGACATGGGTAGGCGACACGCCCGCCAAACTGTTTGCGATGGCGGCTGCACCGTTTGCCGAGCCGATTATGATGGCGGGTAGTTGGCTCCCCGGCGCACTCAGCAGCCTATGGGATACCGTGCAAGGGTGGTTCAACGCCAACCCGGTTGGGCTGAACGTCAAGGCGTCCGTACAGGTTGACTCCTACACGCCAAGCACACAGCCGTTAGGCTTGCCCCCAGGAACGACGTTCGGCAATGACATCACCTTGCCCGCGCCGTCATTTAACGCCGACCCCCGCTATAGCGGTTGGAACTCCCCCGCCACTAGCAGCACAGGCGGACCCACACCCAAGCGCAAACGTGCCATCGGTGACGGCTTCTTTGGTGGCGGGCTTGCCCTGGTTGGCGAGGCGGGGCCGGAATTGGCAGTGCTCCCGCGCGGTACGGCAATCTACAGCAACCGTGACACGCGCTCACTGTACGGCGGGCGCATCCCCGGTTTTGCTACCGGCACAACGCAACTGCCACCGGGGGCGGGGCCATTTATCGCGCTACTGCAGGCGGCGGGGCTGTGGAAATCGGTTGACACAAGCGGAGGCATGGGGCCAAAGACACAAGCGGAATCACTCGGTTGGCGCGACTTCACCAATCAGGGCGTGCAGGCAATGCAAACCGCCGCAGACCGCACCGGGGCCGCGTTTGAGGAAACCGCCGGCAAGGTAAACAAGACGTTTGAATCCGCGCTGCAATCTGTACCGGGGCTGTTTGGCACGTCACAGGTAACAGCGGACGATATGCGCAAGTCGCAGTTGGGGCTGTACCAACCGAAGGCGGATGAATACCTGCGCCAACTGTCGGACGAAGTGCTTAACGGCAAGGATTGGGGCGCGGCCGTTGACATCAAAGACGCCGCCAAGCGTGCAGGCATCGACCCCAACTTGCCGAACGACATCATTTTGGAGCTTGTCAAAGAGGCATGGAACAACAGCAGCCTGTTTGCCGAGGGGAAGAACCTTGACCTGATTAACACCGACGCCGTGAAAGCCGCCATTGAACAGCAGCAAAA